CTGGTTTTCGAACTGGCCCCGTTCTTTTTTTGTTGACGGGCTGTTTTTATACATGTATGGGTAAGTAATCGCAACGCCAACAAATGGAGATTGGCCAAATGGAAATCACAATCGAACAACGCCGCGAACTCTTGACGGCACACAACCAACTCAAGACGATGCTTTCATTTGCAGAAGAATGCCACGACTTGCATCTGTCCGACTTGGAAAAGATGGAACGCATCGTTCACCTCTTGCACAAGACTTTCGACTTTTCCCCCGACCTAGACCACAACGGGAATCGTCAATTTTATTGTGACTGGGTTTTCTCTGAGGATGTTTCGGAGCCGAGTGATGACTGAGGGTACCGTCGAACGCTGGTGGTGCTGGAATTGTGGCGGTCATGGAATGGTGGAGGGGACACGTGCTGTCCCCGACCCCATCCGTGGCGGTGACCTCGAAGAAGCTTGGATTGAGTGTGACGAGTGCCACGGCAGCGGGGAAAAGTATCGCGCAAAGTTTACGCAAACAACAGTCGTCCGTGCTTTCTTGACACAGGCAAAACATGCCCTCGAAGACATCGACATGCTTGACACAGACCTCGACGCAATCTATGGCAAGATAGACGACGCCATTGCTGACGTTGAACATTACGAGACAAAGGTAGGGACACGAGATGGGCAAAGTAAATGATTGGGTAATCGAAATGCAGCAGGACGCCCTGTGCATGGACCGTGAAGAGTGGATGAAGAAACACGGCGAGTCCGTTGTCGAAGTTTACGACGATTACAAACGCCGGGACGACTTTGACGAGCCGTCCCCGCCAGAACCAGAAGGTCTCGCGTGATGATTCTCGAACCAGAAGACGACCCCCGTCTCGAAAGTGTGGCTGACAAATTGGCCACGCTTCGAAGACAAATCGACGACGCTGACTGGCATGGCAAGCCGGTGACAAACGCGCAACGCCAAATGGCAAGGCGGCTGACAAATCTTCTACACAATGGAATCTTATGGGAGCCGACGTTTTGACGCTGACAAATGACAAACGCACCACGCTTTCCCCGGATTATCCCTGCAACCTGTGCGGCCAACCCACCATGACCAAGGAAGGGGACCGGCTCCGCTGTCTGTCGTGCTGGTTAAAAGAACAAGGAAACAAAATAAAACCGATTGACCGGGGCGGATATTACCCGTAGGCTTGCCGCATCGTTTCCAACGAAAGGGACCAACCGATGAAAAAAGCTGATGTAAATAAACCTTCCCGGACCATGTACCCGAAAGCTATCCAAGGCGTTGCCGGTTATCCGCACCGCGTTATTAAAAGAGCGAGTAATGCGAAGCTTGCCGGGAAAGGCGGCTTGCCTGTCATAACGAAAGGCCGGTTCAAAGGTTATGTTATACACACTTTAACCTTGGAAGAGCGGGCAACCTGTCCCCGTTACTGTTACCATTGGGATACTTGCTATGGTAACAACATGGCATTCGCGCACCGTTTCCAATCCGGACCGCAACTAGAAGCCCGCATAGAAAAAGAGATTGCAGAAATATGTGCGGTCTATGCTGGCGTGATTGTTCGCTTGCACGTTCTCGGGGATTTTTATTCAACAGAATACGTCCGGCTTTGGAACCGCCTTATGGACCGGCACCCGAACCTTGCGGTTTGGGGATACACCGCGAACCGTCCCCGGTCCCCCATTGGGGAAGCCCTGTCTGGTATCCGTGAATTCTATGGGGAACGCTTCTCGGTTCGGTTCTCGAATGCCCCGGAGGAATCTTTTTCTGCGAATAGCTTGGACACCGAAGACCCGGTTCGCGGGAAATCTTTTGTTTGTCCAGAACAAACCGGCGGCACCAAATCATGCGCAACCTGTGCGCTTTGCTGGTCGGCACCGCAGATGCAAGTTTTGTTCGCAACCCACTGATGACAAAATGTCCCCCAAAAACAAAATGACAAATTATCCCCCGTAAATCTTTTTTTTTTCGGAGTCCGCCTGTTCTATCGGGTCGCCGGGTCTATGTGGGGACTGGGAACGGGGCGGGCAGCGGTCGCCGCGAGTCGCGGGGCGGGGACCATCGACGGCGGGGCCGGTCCGGCAGCGGGCGGTCCCGTCTCTTTTTTTGTTGCGTACATTTTCCGGCGGTGGCATGATTCCCGAACTGGCACCGACGCCAGCAACCAACGAAAGGAACCGAACCCATGTTCGATTTGATACCAGACAACCAGCCCCGTCACGTTGCCGGGGGCATGGAATACCAGCACAAGAACATTGACGACCTGTCGCTCTATTCGGACCTGTGCCGGATTCGCAAGGTAAACGTCGAGGCCGTCGTGCCCCAGTACGACCGGGACGAAGACGGCAGGGAATACGCGCTGCTGGACAACCAGCGGCTGGAAGGTTTCTCGGCCCTTGTAAACGAGGCCACCGGGGAACTGTTGCAGACGAGGCCAGTTGCCGATTCTTACAAGCTTGTCCCCCACGATGAACTCTTCGCCATGCAAGCCGGGCAGCTTGGAGAAAGCCAGCTTCCTATTGACAACGTGACCGTGACCGACCGGCTCTTCGACGGCGGGTTGCGGGCGCATCGAACCGTCATGTTCAACGACCTCGACCGGACCATCGGGGACCGGACCGACCGAGTTGTTTGCCGCATGGATATCTTTAACTCTGTCGATATGTCTTGGGCTTTCCAGATTTTCAGCGGGGCTTATCGTGACCTGTGCCGGAACACCTTGGTTTTTGGCGGGGAAAAGGCCTACCACCAGAAGCGCAAACACACCCGGAACCTGTCCCCAGAAGCCCTTGTCGGCAAGGCCACGATGGGCTTGGAATTTTGGGAAAACGACGGGGACACCATGAACCTGTGGAGCCGCCAACCCCTGACCCGTGACCAGTTTGCGGACCTGTTGGCTGATACCATCTGCGCCAAGCCGGGAGCCGCGAACCTCGAAGGCCACGGGAAGCCGGTGAACGAGCGGTTGCTTGGTTACCTGTTGCACCGGTACGACGAAGAGGTTCCGAACCTCGGTCGGACCATGTGGGCGGCCTATAACGCCCTCACCCACTGGTCAACCCACTTGGACACCGAGTGGACGACCGACGACGGCAAGACCTACAAGACCGGACGGGACGGGGCGAAGCCTCACATGGTCGAACGCAAGCGGCAGAATGATGTCCGGGCCATCATCGACACCCCGGCATGGACCGAACTGGCCAGCCGCGAACTGGCGGGGGCAACCAACTAGTGGAAGCCCTCTATGTCATCTACAGAACAATTACCGTTGTTCTTCTTTGTCTTCTCATCTATGCTTTCTTCATCGCATAGACCACTATCAGCCAACGAAAGGAACAAACCAATGGCTAACGAAACTTCTAAAATCCCTGCAGACCTCATCGTGAAGCTTGCCAGCCTCACCAACGAAATCGAAGCGGCGGTTCGTGCCGATGAACGGGCACGGGTTCGCGAACGCTTGGCTGCGGCTTGGAATGACCACGGGGAACCGCTCGTTTCCGGCTTGGCAGCCGCCCAGACCGACATGCACGGCGAACCCGTCGGCAGCGCGGCACCTTCCCGGCAACCCGCTAAGAACCTGTCGGCGGGCCACTTGCGGGTTCGCGACCTGTTGTCCGGTTCGCGGTTCTATGCCGCCCCAACCATTGCCGGGTTGGCGGACTTGCGCCGGTCTACGGTTGTTCAGTATTTGAATGACCTCAAAAAGCACGGGTACGTCTTCGAGACCCGCAAGGTCAACGGGCTTGTCGGCAAGCGGGGATACCGCGTAGCTTACCGGCTTGCCAAGGCCGGGTAACCTGTGGCATAACATCGGGGCGGGCCGGGTTGGCCCGTCCTTTAGCAACCTTCATGAAAGGAACCGAACCGATGAAAACCACCCTTCAAAAAGAACTGACCGTTTCCGAAGCCCGCGATACCGTCGTACTTACCGAGACAGAGGCCCGCGCCATCCGCAACATGGTTTCAGGCATCCGGTCACAGATGGACGCCCTCGAAAGCGTTTTACAGTCTTGTGGCATCGATACTTGGATATCCAATAGCAGCCCGCGCAGCCTTGCCAACTTCGAATTTACCATCGAGCGGAACGAGTAGCCGCGAACCCATTTCCTCCGAAGACTTGCCCTCGTCCCTAGTGGCGGGGGCTTTTTTTATGTCCGGCGTCGGGAATATTCGGGCATCGGGTTGTATCCCTTGGGGTTTTCCCGGCTCCGGGGTGGTGGGGATAGCTATCATATCCCGGACCGACGGCCCTTCTTTTAATAAACGAGCATGACAAATCAGTTACGCGCGGGTGCGCGGGCGGGCTTGCATGTGTGGTTGCCGGGACTGGTTGCCGGGGTTGGTTACCCTTGGGAAGCCTCGACCACTTCGGCGAGGTGACAAATTGAGATAAAAATCGGGCCGTGCGCGGGCACGCAAGGGCCACCCCACCCCCATGACATTTGCTATGCAATCCCGACATATTTTTTGGGTTTTTAGGTTACCTATATGGTATTCCCGGCAACACGTAGGGGGACCCACAGGTAGCCGTGGGGACCAACGAGAAAACCCGCGAACCCTTTAGGGGGGAAACGCGGGTCTTGGTTGGGTTGGGATTGGGTATGGGGTTTACCCCCGGCAGGCTTAACGCCAGTATACAGTCAGATTTGCAAGTTGTCAACCTTTTTTTAATTTTTGTACCTTTTTAGGTTGACAGGACGGGTAACTATCCTTAAACTACAGAGTTACAAAGGAGATTCCCTTCCATGTTCGCGGCTATCCTACTCGTGTGTGCCCTAAGCACTCCGACTGAGTGCGTTCGGTTCGACGACACACGTGGTCCGTACGCCACGTTGCCCGAATGTGAGGCTCGTATCCACGAAATGGCTGCCGGGGTTGCCCGGATGTTCCCGGTCCCGGCAACCTACAGGTATAAATGCAAGGAATTAACCCAGACATGAACCTCCTACCCCAGCAAAACAACCGAAAACCCGCCCTAACCGAGAAGCAAGAGGCCTTTTTGGACGCCCTCTTTGACAACGGGGGCAATTTGACCGCAGCCGCACAGGTTGCCGGGTACTCTGAAGGGTCGATTGCGTGGCTGAAGGACCGGTTGGCCGACGAAATCATCGAACGGACCAAAACCGTGTTGGCGGGACAGAGCCTCAAAGCCGCGAACAAGCTGGTTAGCCTCGTAGATGCCGTGGATATCGAACGAGGGGACGATTTACGCATGAAAGCAGCCGAATCTATCTTGAATCGCGTAGGTCTCGGCAAACAAGAGACGATGAACCACAATGTATCGGCGGTTCACGGGGTTGTCCTTCTCCCTCCGAAAAAAGAAGTAGTGATTGATGGGTAAACCCCGCAAACGTGTCCTAGTCCCCCCTGACCCGGCGACCTTGGACAAACCCCGTGGACGGGGCCGACCAAAGAAAGACCCGAATCAGCCCACCGCCCAATATAAGATGAGCGACCGGGAGCGGGCACGACGTTCCGTCCAAGCAAAACTCCGCAATGCAAAGGCGCGGGTTGCAAAACAACAGACAAAGACCAACAACGAGAAGCGGAAGGTTCGCAACCTAACCGAAAAAGCTAGCAAAGTAGAAGAGGCCTTAAAAGGTGAAAAGACTAGAGTCGTTGATAGAGGAGACCTTGAGAATCTGCCGGGAGCAGTGGGCGACCTTGTGGATGGTAGCCCAGTTATCTTCAAGCCAAATCCGGGACCACAAGAAGAGTTTCTCAGCGCATCTGAACAAGATGTTCTATACGGAGGTGCTGCAGGAGGAGGAAAATCTTTTGCCTTGCTGGCTGACCCTCTTAGGTATTGCCACAACTCTAATCATCGTGGGCTTCTTCTTAGGCGTACTCTGGACGAACTAACCGAACTCATCGACAAGTCCAAACAACTCTACCCCAAGGCGTTCCCCGGAGCCACGTTCCGCGAATCGAAGTCCACGTGGGTTTTCCCCTCCGGGGCAACCATGTGGTTCACGTATCTCGACCGGGACAAGGACGTGACCCGTTTCCAAGGTCAGGCCTTCAACTGGATTGGTATCGATGAGATAACGCAATACCCGACACCGTACGTTTGGGATTACTTGCGTTCCCGTCTCCGTTCCACAGACCCAGAGTTACAATCTAGCCTGACGATGCGATGCACAGCCAACCCCGGCGGTGTCGGAGGCTGGTGGGTCAAGAAGATGTATATCGATGTCCACGAAGCCAACAAGGCGTTCGGGGCGAAGGATATGGAGACTGGAAAGACATTTGTTTGGCCAGATGGTCATGCGAAAGCAGGTCAGCCGCTGTTCTACCGCAAGTTTGTTCCCGCGCGGTTGACCGACAACCCCTACCTGATGGCAGATGGCCAGTACGAGGCTATGCTCAGGTCGCTCCCGGATGTCGAGCGTAGACGACTCCTCGAAGGGGATTGGGACGTGGCGGAGGGAGCGGCCTTCCCCGAATTTTCAAGGGTGCGACACGTTGTCGAACATTTCGAACTACCTACCAATTGGCCACGTATACGAGCGGCGGACTACGGTTACGCGAGTCCGTCGTGCGTTCTTTGGGGGGCTATTGACTGGGATAATAATATCTGGATTTATCGTGAATTGTATGCAAGGCACTTGACAGCCGAGCAACTCGCTGATAAAATACTAGAAGCAGAAGAGTTAGACCCACTACCACACTACACCGTTCTAGACTCTTCTTGCTGGAACAAGACCGGATTCGGCCCGTCCATTGCAGAGACAATGATGCGGGCAGGTGTTAGGTGGACTCCCTCGGACCGCAACCGTCTTCAAGGTAAAATGGAAGTTCACAGGCGGCTTGCTGACGACCCCTACACCAACGAACCCCGTCTTCGCATTTTCTCCACGTGCAAGCACACCATAGCGCAGCTATCCGGCATTCCTCTCTCCAAAACTAACAGTGAAGATGTAGACACGAAAGCAGAGGACCATGCCTACGATGCGTTGCGCTATATGGTGATGACGCGCACTTCTGGATATCAATCTATACACAAGTCGCTGCAAGGAATCAAGGACCAAGCCTTCCAGCCCTTTGACCACACCTTCGGATATTAAATATGGCAGAACCATCACTCAAGGACATGGATGTTCGCAACCTCACGCTTCGTGAGGCAGCTACTATTTATGCCAATGAGGTTGCTAACAAGGGATTGGGCCTAGCCCCGAACGCAGAGGACGGAGGAAGGGTTGCCCGCGCAAATTTTGTATCTGCGTCTATTCGATTAGCCAGTGAAATTGCAGACGAGCCGGGTTCGGCTTTGGCTCTTTTTGCACAGGATGAAGATGGTAAAACAGGCATTGCCAAGCTTTTAGAAGGACTAGACGAAGCTGACACAAACGTAAAGTCCACTATGTTGAACTTGCGTTTGATAGGACACAATGTTCTTAAAAAAGGTCTTGCGGAAACGGATGCCGAGTACGCAACACTCCCAGACTCTACAGCAAAAAGCGATAAAAACGAAAAGATTTTCGGAAGATTAGAGCCTAAAAAGGCCGAGTCTTTAATTGCTATCAACCCCGATGAAGATGTTCAAAGGGAATTCTTTGCTCGACTAGCCGCTAAAACAGGAGACCCCGCTCAAAGAAAATCTGCACTCGCAGCTATGTTTCTGTTGAACACGGGCCTTCGTTCTGAAGTTATCGAACAGCTAGAGCCGCATCATTACAATGCTGAAAAAGGCGCACTGTATATTCCCGGAGTTGTTGCCGGGACAAAGGGCAATCCCGTCAACATCCCATTGAACCCTATGGCAGATGCCATTATTCAAGAGTTTATCCAAACTCGTACTGCTCCTGATGCTGATGGTAAAAATCGTATATTCTTCAAAGAGGGTAAAAAAGAAGGTAGCATAGTACGATTAAAAACCGGTGATGTTACAGACGTTATGCGTGACATCAAGATTCCTAAGTTTACTTATGACGTAAAGACGGATACTTTTTACGACAGTCTCAGCCCTGAAAATCTAAACAAACAAGTAAAGTCTGGGTCTCGGTTGCTCAGAAACATCCACGCTACTCTTGGCGAATCTTTGGGAATTCCAGACCACCGCATCGCATATCTCGAAGGGCGAAGCACTAAAAGTATCAGAAAGAACATATCTACAGGTGCCCTCGAAGTTTATCAAGTGGCATTTCCATTTGCAATTAGCCCTCTAGACCGCGAACACGCTTCTGTTTACTCCGGGTTCTTTATGGATGCGGCAGAAGTTAGTGGTTTGGAATTTAATCAAGTTCTCGATTTGCAAAAGCCGCGCGTATTCTCAACTACTCCGGGTTACGAGGGGTACTTTGATAAACCTAAAACAGAAGGCCCGCCTAAAATTGCTATGGAAACGCCAGCAACTAGGCAATCTATATCTGACAGTTTGATAAACACTCTGGAAAATAATGGATTTACCGTCGATGATTTAGATGGAATTTTAGATGATGTCAAATCTAAAATGAAAAAGGGTGTTGAAGTTGCAGAAGATGTCGGCAAAAAAACTCTCACAGCAGGAGTCACGGCTCTTGGGGGGATGGCTCTATATGAAGCTATTCGCGACCCAGAAGGAGCCGGGGCTGCTTTAGCTAAAGATGTTGCTCTAGAAAGTGCAGCTTTAGCAGCAAAAGCACCCCTAGCAGTTGCCTCTGCTATTCCGATGGTTCTTGAACCTAGCGGTCGTATGGCTGGGCCAGAACTTACCCAACCCCGACCAGAACCGCGAATGGCCGAAGACCCCTATCCGGGCCAAGCTGAATATCCTGCGTTTCGTCAGATGAGAGAGATGGCTATGGAGCCAGCTATCGACGAAAGCGCAGAAGAAATGGAACGAGCGGCGGTTGCAGACGCCGGATTCGTTACACGCAACCGGGAATCGGAAGCCGCCCCCGTTGCTAACCAAGGCTTCATCCAACCCTAACCTACGGGAGAAAACCGATGCCGATGAACAACTACAACTACGGCGCGTCTTACATCATGGGTTC